CACCTTGGGCAGGGGCTTGGGCTTCGGCACCTTCTGAGCCACCTGCTGGTCCAGAAGGTCGTCGTCCCAGCTTGGGTGCCAGGCCACAACCGCGCACCTGCAGTTAGGATGCGCTGGGGGGGCCCCGTAGCCGCCCGGGAACTCCTTCCCGGGCTTCTTGGTCTTGCCGTGCAGGTCCCGGCAGACCAGGCAGACCCGCTTGTCCAGGCTGGCGTCCCACCGCAGGAGCAGCTCCTCCCCGCCCTCCTCCGCGTGGGCCTCGTTGATCGACTCCTCGGCCATCACGTTGTAGGTGTTGATCATCTCGGTGCGGACGATCCGCTCCGCCTGGTAGCGGTACCGGGTGAACAGCGCCGAGGACATGGTGGCCGCGTTGGGGGGGCCGTTCAGCTTGGCCCCGGTCAGCCGGGAGATGCGGCTGGTCATCTGGTAGAAGCTCTCCCGCTGCACCACGCCGACCGCCAGCTGGGCCCGCATGTCATCGATGAGGCCGGTCCCCCACCGCTTGACCGAGTTCTGGTACCGGGGCAGGAGCATCCGGTCGCCCCGGGCAACCACGGCCGCCGCCTGGATGGGGATCCGCTGGAACTCCCCGCCGAACATGCTCGACAGGGCCGCCAGCTCCTGCTGGACGTGGGCTGTGGCCAGCTCGGCCGCCACCTTGCCCCCCGCCTGGAGGCCCTGGAGCAGGGCCGGCTGGAGTTGGTTGATGGTCTCCTGGGCCTTGCGAAGCTGGAGCAGGACCTCCCGCAGCTTGTGGGCCGTGAACCGCTCGTTGCCGTCCGGGTGGGACGACAGCCAGGCTGCCAGCCGCTTCTCGACCTCCCGCTCGGCCGCCACCAGGGCCGGGGCCAGGGCCTTGAGGGCCGGGAGGTCGAGGCGGGAGATGTCGTCCGTGACCCCCGCCAGCAGGGACTGGATCTGCTTACCCTTGGCGACCTTCTCGCCGTGGGAGATGGGGGTCTTGGCCATGTCAGTTCCTGAGCCTCGGGCGGTCTTCAGCGGACTCCCGGCCATCCCAGGAGTTGTGGGTCACCAGGCACGAGCCGACGTCCCGGAGGACGGCAGGCTCGCAGGGGCAGCGGGCCGAGTAGGTGTGGGGGTGGGCGTCCTCGACCGGCACGGTGTGGATCTCCGTCCCGCCCCCGGACTTGTCCACAGCCACGCTCCTCCAGGGCTTGGGCTTACTCCTCCCCTTCATCTTCCGCCTCGTCCTCGTCCTCCTCGTCCTCGTCCTCCTCTTCAGGGAGGGCCGGGGCGGTCGCAGCCTCGAACTGCTGCATCGGGGTGGGGGCCTGGAACTGCTCGTTGGAGATGTTCTGCTCCAGCTCCTGGAGGACCTCCTCCATCTGGGCCTCGGTCGCGTCGTCCCCGAGGAGCCGCTTGGCCACCTTGTACTTCCAGACCTGCTGGAACGTGGCCGAGGGGATGCTCACGGTCTCGACCGTGAGGGCCTGCTGGACCAGGGCGTCAGTGGAGATGTCGTTGAACTTCTCCATCCCGGAGATGGCCCAGGTGACCGGCTTGTCCCCGCGCCCCTTCTCGACCAGGACCAGGATCCGCCGGACGTGCTCCCGGACCAGCTGGCCGATGGCCCGCAGGACCACTGCCGTGGCGGTGGAGTCCATCTGCTTGGAGTCCGCCGACCGCCCCAGAGCCGCCGCCGAGTTGTCGACCGAGAGGGCCATGGAGTGGAGGACCCGGTGCATCTCGTCCCGGAGCTTGTCCAGGTCCTGCATGGCCGCCAGGTAGGGAGCCGTGTCGGGGCTGATGTAGCGGAGGTCGTCCTTGTCCCCGAACTGGAGCACCCGCCCCTGGCCGTACTTCTGGTTCAGGGCCCGGTTGGGGTCGTCCGTGATCGGGTTCAGGGCGTCTGGGGGCTGCTGGAAGGCCGCCAGGACCGGGAACAGGGACTTGTACTCCGCCCAGGTGAGGGCGTTCCGCTTGTTGAGGTGGGCCGCCGCCATGGACTCGATCTTGCCCATGGCCCAGAGGCCGTCCGGCAGCTCGAACGGGACCAGCGGGACGACGCCGAAGGTGTGGGGGCCGGTCCCGACGCTCGGGACCTCGTCCCCGTCCTGGGGGGGCTTGTCCACCTTGTAGGTGATCGCGTACCTCTCCCAGTTGGTCCGGGTCCAGTACGTGTACTCCTCCGTGATCATGTCCCGGCCGTCGACGAGGGCCGCCCGCTTGCGGATCTCATGCCGGACCAGGGCCCACATCAGCTCCCCGGTCTCGTCGCACTCCCAGTCCACGACGCACTCGGGGTGGACCACGCAAGCGTAGGCGTCCAGGACCCCGTCGCGCTCCTGCTCCGCGACGCTGTCATAGGCTTCTGGGGGACCGCCACGGGGGAGGTCGACCATGGTCCAGGTCCGCTTCTTACACAGGGCCTGGGTCACCTGCTCCTTGAGCAGCTCGTTGATGGTCGTGGTCTTGCCGCCCGGAGGGCTGACGTCGGCCAGGAAGTCCGCGTAGAATGGGTGGGGGGCTGGCTCGGCCGTGACGGTCAGCTGCTCCCCGAAGAGGCAGGCGACGATGGAATCGATGATCTCCCCGGGGTAGGGGATGTAGTAGGCGCGCTTGACCCGCTCCTGGTAGACGAAGTCCTCCTCGTGAAGGTGTGGGGGGAACACGTCCTTCATGAGGGCCCGGTCCCCGAGGAGGGTCTTGCCTCCGGCGTAGAGGGCGAAGCATCGCCGCCAGTAGCCGGCGTCGTACTCGGGGTGGCGAACGCGAAAGACCTTGTACGGGGGCATGGACTCTCCTACGAGTTGTCGGACTGGGGTGGGACCAGGATCAGGTGGGGGCCGGATGGCTCGTCGCCGTCTGGGCCCCGCCCGACCCAGAGCCAGATGGTCCCCTTGGGCAGGTCGACGCCCTGCTCCCGCAGGTGCCGGAGGACCAGGCTGTTGAGCATGTCGTTGGTCAAGACGTGCCGAGGGAGTCCTGGGTCGCAGAGGAGGTACTCCCCCACGTCCTGTAGCTCCCCGCCCGGGATGAGGGCCAGCGTCGGCATGGGCCGGATCCTACCCGAACGGCAGGGAGGAGACGACCCCCTGCGCCTTCCGCCCCGAGGCCAGCATCCGGGAGAAGGTGGTGTAGAGGTGGGCCAGGGCGTCCACCTGGTCGTCCTGGGCGTCCTGCACGCCTGTGAAGGAGAAGATCTCCTGGAGGAAGGGCTGGACCCAGGGGGCGTTGGCCGGCAGGCGGATCCGCCCGTCCGCCCAGGCCGCTGCCGCTGGCTGGGCCCGGGTGAACTTGTCCCCGACCGCCGGCAGCTCGAAGATCCGGAGGGTCTTGTCGATGCGCCGGAGCATCTGGGGGACCGCCTTGAACCCACCCACCGCCTCGATGGCGATGGGTGCCCCCCAGGCACGTTGGAGGGCCGCCAGCTCGTGGGCGATGGTGGGCATGTCCACCTGCATCCGGCGGACGTCCACGATGGCCGTGTGGTCCGATGAGGTCTTCTCAGTGGCCGCCGGGTCGCAGGCGATGAGGGCAGCCCGGTTGAGGGCGTCAGGGGTCGCCCAGCGCACCGGACGGGGCATCCCGTCGACCTCCACGCGGAACAGCCGGCCGCCCCTGGGACGTGGCTGCCCCATGAACAGGCTGGCCCAGTCGTACTCCCCCACCTCCCGCCGCCGGATCTCCAGCTGCTTGAGGTCCCACCGCTGGGGCCACAGAGCCTGGCCGTAGTCGTCGACCGCCGGGAGGTTGACCACCTCCCACTCCTGCCCGGTCTCCCTCTGGAGCCGGCCGATCAGGTCGTCGTCGTGCCACCGGGTGTGGACCACGATGCAGGACCCGTTCGGCTCGATTCGGGTGAGGCCGGTCGAGGTGAACCACTCCCAGATCTTCTGCCGGACCGTGGCCGACTCCGCCTCCTCGCGGTTTTTGGTCGGGTCGTCCACGATGAGGATGTTGCAGCCGTGGCCGGTCAGGGCCCCGCCGACGCCCGAGGCGATGACCCCGCCACCAGAGGTGGCCCGCCACTCGGCCGCCCTGGCGACGTCCTTGCGGAGGGTGATGCCAGCCCGCTCCGCCAGGTCCATGGCCCGCTTGCTCTTGGAGTAGGCCAGGTCCCCCGAGTAGGAGACGTAGGCCACCGTGTCGAGGGGGTGCCGGGAGAGCCACCAGGGGATCGCGTGGAGGATGGTCTCCGTCTTGCCGTGGCGAGGTGGCACCGAGACGCACGCCCGGACCGGCCCCAGCTCCGCCCGGGCGAACAGCTCCGCCACGGGCCGCAAGTGCTCGGGGGGCATCCAGGCGGGGGTCAGCCGGTGGACG